GCTGGATGCTTTCTTTATTTTGGACGGAAATGTTTACCGCCAAAAACGCTGTGATGCCGAAATTGAGGCATATCATGGCAGATCAACCATTGCCAGAGACAAGGCTTATAAACGATGGAAAAATGCAGAAGCATCTAAAAATGATGCTACAGCATTGCCACAGCATAGCAATAGCATTGCTCCAGAACCTAAATGCCATGCTAACCGAGAACCGAGAACCGATAACCAAATATATATATTGTCTTTTAATGAGTTTTGGAAACATTACCCTAGAAAAATAGCTAAGGCTAATGCCGAGAAAGTTTGGTTACGGATAAAACCCAATGAGGACTTGGTAAAGAAAATATTACATGCCCTAAAGACTCATGAGACATTCCGGCGCGATCCTGATTTCATTCCGCATGCCGCGACTTGGTTAAATGCTAAGAGATGGGATGACGATACTTCTGCACAACAAAAATCTTCCGCGCTGCCAGCTTGGGCAAAAACGGCTTTTGAGGCGAAAAAATCAGGGGGTTGATATGAAGGGCCATGATGCACTGATTAAACAGCGTGTAGACGGTTTTAAGCCGTTTGGCGTATGGATTTCACATGCTCCGACAGTAGATTGGAACACATGGAACAAAAATAACGACACTTTTGACTATCCTGAGATACAAATATTGCAACACGAAAACCCTGCTGCATTGGATTTAAGGTTCGTAGTTGGGATGACGGTTCATGTATCTGGATGCAAAGACTATCAAAAAGCGAAAAGGCTTCATGATTTTTTAGTTGACGCAAAAGCACAAAGAGTGTTGACTGTATGCAATGGTGTGTTAATTGATAGCTGGCATGGAGAGTTTGATGACTATGTTCCTGAATGACAATAATATTAATTTTGCGAAATATCTACAAGAGACTGATATGCAAGCCAATATAAAACCAGCGTCGGTATATTTGGATGATATTCGGGAGAACTTTTTAAACCCTAAGCCTGATTACTCGTTGGTTCCACCCTGGCCTTCTATGGCTGAAACATTTAAGTTTCGCAAGGGTGAGGTTACGGTATGGGCAGGTCAGAACGGTTCTGGTAAGTCCATGATGACGGGGCAGGTTGCTTTGGGATTGATTAAGCAGCAGCAGAAGGTTTGCATAGCGTCGTTTGAGATGAAACCGATGTTGACGTTAAACAGGATGATTCGTCAATTTGGTGGAGATGAGTTTACTTACAGCTCAGAGATAGATACTGAGAAGATGTTAGGAATCTATAACAGGTTTGAATCATTTACTGACAGGGAATTATTTATATATGACCAGCAGGGGATGATTACTGCGAAAAAGATGATTGCAGTAACAAAATATTGCGCTGGTGATTTAGGCGTAACTCACATGTTCATTGATAGCTTGATGAAGTGTGTAGGTGGTGAGGATTCGTATAACGAGCAGAAGATGTTTGTTGATGAGTTGACTGCGGTGGCTAGGGATTACGACATTCATATTCATTTGGTGCATCACATTAGGAAGTTAGGCAATGATGAAACTAGGCCGAGTAAGTTTGATTTGCGTGGTTCGTCATCGATTGCGGATCAGGTGGATAACATATTGATAATGTGGCGAAACAAAAAGAAAGAGCATGATATAGAGCAGGGTGTAGAGGTTGATGCGAAGGTTCCTGATGCTTTGTTAATGTGTGAGAAGCAGAGAAATGGGGAGCATGAGAAGTGGTATGACTTTTGGTTTGACAGGAATTCTCAGCAATTTTTAGATCGTTATGCAGGAGCACACATTGATTTCGACAACAAAGGAAGATTCGCTAAATGAGTTGGCTCTTTTCGCAGGTGCTGGTGGAGGAATACTTGGGGGAAAACTTCTCGGATGGCGAACAGTCTGTGCCGTCGAATGGGAACCATATCCAGCAAGCGTACTTGTCGCAAGACAAAATGACGGCATTCTCCCGCCTTTCCCGATATGGGATGACGTTCAAACCTTTGACGGAAAGCCGTGGAGAGGAATTGTTGACGTTGTATCTGGCGGGTTTCCATGCCAAGACATCAGTAGCGCAGGAAAAGGAGCCGGGATTGACGGAGAGCGAAGCGGAATGTGGCGAGAAATGGCGAGGATCATTTGCGAAGTGGAGCCAAGATTCGTATTCGTGGAAAACTCACCAATGCTCACTAGCCGGGGACTTGGACGAGTTCTCGGGGACTTGGCCTCAATGGGGTTTGATGCTGCGTGGGGAGTGTTGGGAGCAGCAGACGTTGGAGCGAACCATCAGAGGGATCGAATCTGGATCGTTGCAAGAAATGTTTCCAACTCCGAGAAGTTGTTCAGCAATGGCAGCAACAATTACACCAGCATCAGCTTGGAACGAGAAACGGAATCCGAATTTGGAAACAGTTATTGGCAGAAAAATGTATCCGACACCAACTTGTCACAACAGCAAAGAGGGAGCGTTTCCATCGGAATTCAACAGGAAAACTCCTACGCTAGCGACTCATGCTGGTGGGAAATTGAACCCAACGTGGGTCGAGTGGCTGATGGGGTGGACGCTAGAGTGGACAGACTTAAAGCCATTGGAAACGGACAAGTGCCATTATGTGCAGCAACAGCATGGAAAATCTTGAGCAAGAGCGTCACAGATGCGAAGTCAGGCAAGTATTACGTTGGAGAGTAGAGGATAGGAACAAGGCTATAGAGTATTTAAATTTAGTCAGAGAAAAAAGAAAAGAAAAAGCAAAGCAGTTAGAAGATGACTGTAAAAAACAATGGGAACTAGGAAATAGAGGAGATAAAGGGGATTGGCGTGTTTAAGAAGGTAGATTCTAACCAGACAAGAGTTGTCAAAGCACTAAGAGACTTAGGGGCTACTGTTCAGCATTTACACGCTGTAGGTAAGGGATGCCCTGATTTATTGGTAGGTTACAAAGGAAACAACTATTTACTAGAGGTAAAGGATGGGGAAAAGCCTGAGAGTGCTAGGAAACTAACTCCGGATCAGGTTATCTGGCATTACGATTGGAAAGGTCAGGTGGCTGTAGTAAACAGTGTCCAAGAGGCTATAGATACTATTAAGAGACTATCAATATGAAAACAATTGATCCTAACGAGGCTGTAGATTTTTTAATCAAGAACGCTGCGGCATACGCTAAGGCTAAATCTGATGTTGTTTACTTAACAGAACATCGTAAAACGGTTAAAGCTATTGGATTCCAAAGAAGTTTAAAAAATACAATGGCAGAGAAGGAAGCTGATGCCTATACTTCAGATGAATATAAAACGTGCGTAGAGGGGCTTAGAGAGGCTGTAGAGGAGGCTGAGAGGCTAAGGTGGATGTTGGTAGCAGCACAGGCAAGGATAGACGTATTTAGGACGCTAGAGGCTTCTAATAGGAATATAGACAGGAATACTCAATAGGAGAATATGATGGAAAATACTGATGATTCAAATTTGGCTCAATGTGAGTTTTGCGGTTATGTAATAGACAAGGATGAGATTCCTACTGCAAACGATCCTTTTTGTTCTGACGGAACGGTAACTGTGTGTCCTGAGTGCAATGAGGGCGAGAGTTTTGTTAATTATGATCCAGATAAAGTTGTTGCATATAAAATAAATTATGAAGCCTTATATGAGTATTTGGAGAAAAAGAATGATATTAAATAACATGTCTGTAACGAGTATAGGTGGAAAAAAAGAAGAAAAAGAGAGCGACAAGTTGTTTTTCGAATTAACAATAAAGAACGCAACAACTAAATCCACAGTGAAATATGCTGGTGAGCTAAGTAGAGAAGAAAGAGATAACCTAATTAAGAGTTTAAATTTAAATTGATTTACAGAAACAAAAAGCTATTGGAGATAGTCAGAAACTTCCCTTGTCAGCATTGCGGGAAACAAGACGGAACGGTAGTAGCGGCGCACTCGAACCAGTTGCGAGATGGGAAAGGAAAGGGTATAAAGGCTAGTGATTTTAGGATTGCTAGCCTTTGTTTTACCTGCCATTACGAGTTAGATCAGGGCAAGAATCTAAGCAAGCAGGAGCGCGTAGAAATGTGGGAAGAATCGCATCGGAAAACAATAGGATTACTTTTTGACAATGGACATTTAGAGGTGATTCCATGAAAAAGACTAAAGCTGAAAAGAAGATGAGCAAGGTTTACAACGAATTCAAGGCTGGCACTTTGCACTCAGGTAAGGGTGGCCCTGTAGTTACTTCTAAGAAACAAGCGACTGCGATCATGTTAAGTGAAGGGCGCAAGGCTTCTAAGGGGAAGAAATGAAAAAGCCTATCTGGGACAAGGCTAGACCTAAAAGCATAGGCAAGCCTGAGAAGCTGACTCCTACTCAGAAGTCATCGGCTAAGAAGATGGCAAAGGCGGCAGGTAGACCTTACCCGAATCTAGTGGATAACATGAGAGCAGCGAGGAAGAAATGATTAAGCGCGGCAAAGAGGAGTTTGCTGGCTACAACAAGCCAAAGAAAACACCTAGTCATCCTACTAAGTCTCATGCTGTATTGGCTAAATCTGGGGATCAGGTAAAACTCATCAGATTCGGTCAGCAAGGCGTTTCTGGGTCTCCTGCTAGGGAAGGTGAGTCAGCGGCAGATAAAGCCCGTAGAGCATCGTTTAAAGCTCGTCACGCGGCTAATATCGCTAAGGGAAAGATGAGTGCAGCGTACTGGGCAGACAAAACCAAATGGTGAGCAATTGAGTCATCAGAGCCAGCTAGATTTTGTCAGATTATTAACTAACCGATTCCCTATTTACTTTGCAGGACAGAGGGTGCTGGAAGTAGGAAGTCTGGACATTAACGGCTCAATCAGGCAGTTTTTTGATGGCTGTGAGTATATTGGGGTGGATTTAGGTGAAGGTAAGGGTGTTGACTTAGTAGCTAAAGGGGAGGAATTAGAGTTTCCTGATGGTTACTTTAAGGTTGTGGCTAGTTGTGAGTGCTTTGAGCATAATCCTGAATGGGAAGCAACATTTAGGAATATGATTAGGATGAGTAGTGGGCTAGTGTTTTTCTCTTGTGCAACTACTGGTAGACCTGAGCATGGAACTAAACGGACTAGTCCTGATGATGCTCCTTTTTGTGGTGATTATTACCGCAACTTAACGGAGGAGGATT